GAGGATCTTCTCATTCTTCTTTTCAAAGGGAGTATTGCGCTCAGTTTACAGATGGAAGTGACAGTTACTTTAGCGCAAAAAAAATGCACGAATGTACCGTGCCTGACGGAGAATCTCCTACTACTTTAATAGCGGGAAGCCCAGATAAAAAGTATATTTTAGCTATTGACCCTAGTTTCAGTAATAGCCCTAGCTCTGATTACTTTGCAATGTCTGTAATGGAATTAAACGAAGAGAAAGAGCAGTCTATATTAGTTCATGGGTATGCTGTCGCTGGAGGAGACCTGAAGGATCATATAGAATATTTAAGTTATTTAATAAAATCTTTTAATATTGTTTTTGCTACTATAGATAATGCTGGATCTCAATTCATTGATAGCGCAAATGAGTCTAAACATTTTCAAGACAAGCCTCTCAGTTTTTTCGAATTCAATTCAGAAAAAGAAGGCGTCGACTATTTGATGCAGTTGAGAAGAATAAAGAACGAAGTTAACGTGTCTGACGGTAAAATATTTTATAGACAACTCTTTACTAGTCCGTTTTTAAGAAATGCAAATGAATACCTACAGTCTTGTATAGATCATAAAAAGGTATGGTTTGCCTCGAGGACTACTGCTAACGAAACGGCTTTCAATAAAGCGATCTCTGCTAAAGTTGATACAAAGCTAACTAAGCATGACTCTCTCTTAGATCTAATAGAGTTTCAAGATTCTTTAGTATATGGGACAAAGAAACAATGCGCTCTAGTAGAGGTTAAGAGTACAGCCATGGGTAACCAAAGCTTTGACCTGCCTCAACATTTAAAAAGGTCCACCTCAGCCAATAAGGCCAGAAAGGATAATTATACTACTTTAATGCTAGGGGTATGGGCTACAAAATGCTACTTCGATATGATGAACACGAAAGAAGAAAAGATAACTCAAACTTTTTCCCCAATAATGCTACAATAAAGTGTATGTATTCTAGAATAATTTTTAGATATAGTGCCAAATACAGACTATAATCAATATGTTTCCAGAAATAAGCTAATAAAAGAGGCAGGCAACTTCTCTTTGAGGACATTTCAGCAAACACAAAAAGACCTTAAAAAAGTAAAACTTAAAGAACTTAAAAAAATGTCAGACGAAAATGCACAGCCCGTAGATGTCGGGGACGTTCCTACTCCCGGAGAAACTCCTGCTGCCCCTCCAGCACCAGCCCCTGCAACGCCAACTCCAGAGCCATCAGCTCCTGAGCCAGCAGCAGAAACAGTAGCAGAACCAGTTATTGAGCCAGTAGAGGCCGCTCAAGACAGTTTTGTAGATGAATACGCTGTAGATGTCCCAGATATACCAATTCCAGATGAGGAAGAGGATTCTAATACTATAGAAGACGAGTTCGAAGGAGCTTATAAGTTCGCTGTAGTTGGGGTAGGTCAAGGCGGCTCTAGGCTAGCTCAAACGTTTTGGAGCCTTGGCTATAGAAGAGTAGCTATCATTAACACTGCAAAACAGGATCTAGATCCTATTGATATGCCAACAGAGAATAAGCTTCTAGTTGGAGGAGATGGAGCTGGGAAGAAACCAGAAATCGCAGAGGAGATATTTAACGCTCATAGGGAGGATATTCTAGACTTCCTAAAGAGAACGTTTGGAGACGAATTTGATAGAGTCCTAGTTTGCGCTGGAGCAGGAGGCGGGACAGGAGCAGGCGGATGCAGCGTTGTTATAGAAATTGCTCATGACCTATGCGAAAGCTTAGGGGTTGAGACTAGAGGAGAAGGTAGCATCGCTAAAGTAGGAGCTATCGTAGCATTACCAAGTAAAGCTGAGGGAAATAGAGTAGCTTCTAACACAAAGAGAACCATGCAAAAAGTCCTAGAACTAAAGGAGCTTGGAGCTTTAACGCCGTTAGTGTTGTTAGATAACGAGAGGATCAAGCAGATATATCCAAAACTTCCTGTTAGGAGATTCTGGGGAACATCCAATAATAGCGTTTGCGCTTTATTCCATTTGTTTAATAGGATATCAGCGCAGGAATCAGTATATACTTCATTCGATAAAGCTGATCTAGAGACTATATTCGCTTCTGGAATCATCACCTTTGGGGCTACGCCTCTTAGAAAATGGGCTCAGCCAACAGATGTAAGTCAAGCGATTAGAGATAACCTAAAGAGAACTATCTTGGCTGATCTAGAGCCTTCTTCAGGAGACATTGCGGCTTGCGTTGTAATAGGTAACCAAGATGTTCTAGATGAATTGCCTCAAGAAAACCTAGAATATGGATTTGAGCAGCTGACTAGAATTTTAGGTGAAGGCTCTACTGTCCATAGAGGTGTATATAGCGGTAACAAACCGGGCATGATAATCTATACTGCTATAGGTGGATTGAATGCTCCAAAAGGTTTCACAGACTAAGGGGTAACATAAAATGGCGGCAAAAAAGAAAAACGAGCAAGACTTAGGGGAGCCTCTAATGGCTTCCTATACCGACGGAGGCAAAGCTAAACCTCTGAAAGTTTCAACAGCGAGGCAAACCCAAACGAGAAGAAATAAGTCCTCTGTAATAGATAGGTCTGATCGTTTTATAAACATCGAAGAAGGTTTGGTTCCTTACCAGTACTCTAAGGGAGTAAAGAACCTATCTAATATTGATGTTAGAGATGCGGTCATTCTATGCCAGAAAGCTTATTATAATTTTTCTGTATTTAGAAATACTGTAGATTTAATGACAGAGTTTTCTACTAGCTCTTTGTATTTCAGTGGAGGTAGCAAGAAGTCTAGGTCTTTCTTTTCTGCTTTATTTAAAAAAATAAATATAGACAATTTGATAGATCAATTCTTTAGAGAGTATTATAGATCAGGTAATGTATTTGTATATAGATATGATGCTGATTTAGAATCTGAAGATATATCTAAAATTACTCAAGTATATGGTTTGCAATCAAAAGCCAGTATAAAAGTACCCGCAAGATATGTTATCTTAAACCCAGCAGACATTCAAATCGGAGGAAACATCTCTTTTGTTGCTGGAAAGTTCTACAAAGTTTTAACTGATTATGAGTTAGAAAGGTTAAAGAATCCAAGAACAGAAGAAGATCAACAAGTATACGACTCTCTTTCTCCAGAAGCTAAAGAAGCTATTAAGAAAAAAGGTAATCATATTGTTTATTTAAATCTGGATTCAGACAGAATATTTCCAGTTTTTTATAAAAAGCAAGATTATGAACCATTCTCTGTTCCAATGGGCTATCCAGTTTTAGAGGATATAAACTTCAAAGCAGAGTTGAAGAAAATGGACATGGCTCTGACAAGGACAATCCAGCAAGCTATATTATTGGTTACTATGGGTGCTCCACCAGACAAAGGTGGAATAAGCCAAAGAAACTTAGAAGCTATGCAAACTTTATTTGATAATGAATCTATAGGTAGAGTTTTAATATCGGATTATACTACAGAAGCTAAATTTGTAATTCCTGATATAGCAGGAATATTAGATCCTAAAAAATATGCTGTAGTAGAAGATGACATTCGGATGGGCCTAAACAATGTGTTAGTCGGTTCGGAAAAATTTGCTAACACAAGTATTAAGGTTCAGGTTTTCATAGAGAGGCTTAAAGGAGCAAGGCAAGCCTTCTTAAATGATTTTCTGATTCCGGAAATAAGAAGGGTTTCTCAGGCTTTAGGATTCAAAACCTACCCTAACCCAAGCTTCCATGACATCGACTTAAAAGACGATTCAACTTACGCTAGAATATATAACAGGTTAATAGAACTTGGAATCTTAACTCCCGAAGAAGGGCTAGAAGCTTTAAGTACTGGAAGGTTGCCGACTAAAGACGAGTCTGTTGAGTCTCAAGAGGATTACAGGGAATTGAGAGACAAAGGTTTCTACGAGCCTATAATGGGAGGACCTCATTCAAACTCTACAAACGAAGAGGGGGTCGAAGAAGAGAAAGAAAACACGAGAGAAGCTCCTAAGAAGAAAAAACCTAACAATTCCGGAATGGTCGGAAGACCTCCCGGGACAACAGGAATCCCGCAGCAAAGCAAAAAGGTTAGCCCGATAGGCGCTACCTTTAGCTTAACTAAAATTCAGGAAAACTTGGCAAGCTCTGAAAAACTTCTCAAAGAAGTCGAGGGAGCTCTTAGGAAGAAGCACGGGTTGAGAAAAATGTCCAGAAAGCAAAAAGAAGTCGCTCAAGAAATTTCTAATATAATTGTAGCGAACGAAAACCCGCAAAACTGGAGCTCTAAATTAGGTAGTTATATAAAAAATCCGAAGGATACAAACCCGGAAAGAATCAAAGCAATTGAGTCTATAGCTTTTGAACATAGCGTAGATTACTTTTTAGCTAGCATACTCTACTTAAGTCAAAATGAGCAACAGTAGTGTCAGAAATGTTGTCAGGTACAATTGCCAATCTCTGTTTTTAGGTCCATCGCCAGAGACAGGTTATCACTTTATTAGCTATACTGGAGAACTCAATAACGACTCTACAGAGTTAATAAAAAATCATAATCTACTCAAAGAGATAACTAGAGTCCAAGACTTCGGATATTCTATTTCTTTTAATAGGACTGACGTAACTCATTTAGGTAATAAAGGATTACTAGCTAGGCCTAATATAAATTACCCACAAGTAGAATTAAATTTTAGTTACTTACCCAACGGTTTAAGAAACGAAGCTAGGTTAGGTTTTCATGTTAACTATGGCCAATTCGAATACCCGCATACCGGAAAAGCCTTTTATAAAAAAAATGATCAAGTATGTTTATTGTCTGGTTTTGACACAAATAGTTTAGCTTATGTTGATTATACTGGGGTTGGAAATGTATGGCCCGAAGTAGGCACGTCCGCTGGCGGAAGTGGAGCATTGGCTGGAGCAGATAGGTTTTGGCCACCGTATATATATAGAGATAGAAGAAACATATATGCTATAATAACAGATGGAACTGATGGAGACAAAGACGTTCATCAAAAACCTTTGAGAGAAGATTTTAACGTCGACGACACTGTACAGCAAATTGATCCTAACAGCGCAAGCCATAACTTAATATCTTTTGGAGACTGCTACTTATCCAGATATAGCGTAACCGCTCAAGTTGGCGATGTAATGAGAGCCAATGTAGCTTACTCGGCTGAAAACGTCGAGTACCATAGCGGCGCAAGCGGTAAATGTATTCCGGCTCTAAACTTAAAGACAGGTTCTACATTCGTAGACGTTGCAGCTGATGGTTTCGTAGCCAGACCAGAAGC